GATGCCAACGATTTGTGTAGCGTTGCCGGATGCGTCGGCACCTTTACCGTAGTAGAGGATTCCATCAACTTCGTTGAATGCGAGTTCGGCGGACTTGAGGACTCCGGGTGCTCCGGCGGAACCGGATTGGCGGCGGCGAATACGAATTGGGACAGACATGATTTTTTTGTGTGGTGGTGGTTGTGGTTGCGATGTCCGGTGGTCGGACGGGCGTTATTTTGCCGCTCGAAAAATCCGTGTCTTCTGCGGGGCGTTCCGTGCGTTTTTCACCACGGAGAGCGCGGAGGACACGGAGGGGGAGAGGGCACAAAAACCCGCCCAATTGCGCATCGTGGAGAGGCGGGGCGGGTGTGATATTGGGCTAAGTTTTTTAGAAGAAGCCTGCGTCGATCTCGCTGGTGGAGACGGCCCCGGCGACATAGTTGGCAGTTTCGCGCGTGTCCCAGACTGCGGAGGCGGCTACGCCTCGGCTGACGAGTTCGCCGCTGGGCGTGAAGACGCTCTTGGTGATCGTCCACGCCGGCTGATCCGTGCCGGTGCCTGCGCTGGCGCGACCGATCCAGTGCGTCAAGTGATCGTCCGAGACATCCGAGATGAATGAGAGCGATCCGTAAACGAAGGCTGGGCCTCGTTCGCCCGCATCGCCCTTCGGGCCGGGTGCTGGTGACGGGATGCCGAAATTGAGAACTGCGTTTTCCTGCGTGCCGACATTGGCAATGGTGGGCGTTGCGCCTGCGGGCAGGATGAAGACGGTGCCGACTGCGATGGTGGAGGAGAGGCCGCGAGGGAGGGCGAAATTTAAGACGGCATTTTGTGGCGTGCCGACATTGGAGATGGTGGCGGGTTGGTTGCCCGCGATGGTCTGCACTGCGCCAACGGCTATCGTTCCACCTGGGCCTTGCGCTCCGAGGGGGATGCCGAAATTGAGAACTGCATTCGTAGGGCTTCCAACATTGGCCACGGTGGGGGCTGTGCCTGTGGCGAGCTGCGTGACGCTGCCGATGGCCACGGTGCCAGCAGGCCCTTGCGCTCCGCTGCCGATGGGGAGGGCGATGCCGGGGGCGACGACAACTTGAGTGTTTGGAACAAGGGTAAGATCGACGAATGCCATAGGTCAGGTAGTGCGGGTTATGGCTCGCTCGATGTATGCGATGCCTTCGAGGATTTTGCGGCTGTTTCCGTAGGGGTCCGAAACATAGATGTCGTATCGGGCGCGGCTGACAGGCAGGGCGCTGGTCTGCTCGTCTGTGAGGAGCACACGCACCTTGCCGCTCGTGCGTGGCAGCGGGAAGGAGACGGCAAAGTCGGCAAGGAGGGGCTTGTCCCAATCTTCGCGGAGTTGTCCGGCGGCGGTGAAGTCGGTGAGGTTGATGGGCAGGGCATTGGGCGCGGTGGATTCCTTCAGCGTGATCTCAAAAAAGAACGACTCGCCGGCAGGAATGGTGATGTCGAAGGGCTGGCTCATGGCTGGGGTTCGGGCTGTGCCACGGGGGCGGCTGCGCCTGCGGGGACAAGCGGCACGATGTTGCGCTTTTTCATTTCGATTTCTTCGCGCTCGATCTCGCTCCAAACGTCTTCGGGGTCTCGGTTGCTGGTTTCCCGGATGATCTCGCTGCGGGATTTGAGCTTTTGCGAGATGGCTTTTTCGTTCGCGGCCATTTCTGCGGATGGATCGATCCATGCCCAGCGGCGTCCGGTGAATGCGACTTGTTTGTATTTTTCGAGGCGGTCGAATTTGAGAGGCTTGCCAGCGATGAGGATTTTGTTGGCGAGGAGTGAACGCTCAAGCCATGCTTCGTAGATGGGAAGGACGAAGCCGCTGATGAGCCATTCTTGAAGCCCTTTCCACACTTCGCGCTCGTCCAGTGCGCCTTGACGGATGGAGGAAAAATTGACGCTCGTGAGGTCGCTGGCGAGATTGTTGTAAGACACACCGAGGCCGGATGAAATCGAGCGGAGCATCGCTTTGCAAAAGGGGTCGAAAGCCTGGTCAGGAAATTGCGGCGTGTAGGGGATAAATTCGCGGTTGCCGATGTCCTCGAACTTGCCGGGTTCGGCGTCCATTTCGAGGATGTCGTCGCTGTCGCCATCGAGGTTTCTGAAGAAGCCCATTTTGCTGGCAGACACGCGAGCGTTGACCACGGCGGCATCTTCGAATCCTGCAAGCATGCGCATGCGCCAGAGGGCTGTGCGTGCCCACGGGAGGCCGCGCTTTTGGCCGACTCGCTCTGGCAAGAAACGATGAATGACCTGATCGGCGGGAACGCGCTGGAAGCTCTCGCCGTTGTGGTTCACATAGCCCATCATCATTTCGTCGTAGTTTCGGAAATGGTAGGCCACCGGGCGACCGTTCGGATTAAACTCGATCCCGTGACGGATCACGTTGCCGTTGTTCAATTTTTCCCACTTTGTGGGGTTGAGCAAAACGGGGTCGATGAACTGGACAGCGAAGCCCCACTTGTTGAGGTCTTCGCCATACTTCTTGATGCAGATGACCTCGCCATCCATCGCGGCGGTGGTCACTGCCAGCCGCTTGCCATCGGCGCGGGAGAGTTGGCCGGTGATGTCGTAGTTGCCGCGCTTGCTCCAATCGGCGAAGGCATCCTCGATGGCGCTGCTGGCCACGGTGTCCATCGTGCCGCTTGGGTCGCGGATTTGGGCGTTGAAGGTGAAGCCTGTCGGGCCTGCGATGTTGTCGCGGGCCATTTGCATAAACTTTTTGAGGTGGTCGTTGTTCTCTGCCTGCTCACGGGAGCGGGCAACGATGCGGCTCCAATATTGAAAAATCCATGCGTCAATCGTGGTCGGTGTGCCTGCCCATGTGGATTCCAGACGGCCTGCCCCGGCGGATTGCGGCATGCCAGCGCTGGCGAAGCTCCCCATGGTGTCGGAAAGAATGGACCGCGCCGACCAGAGGCGAGGCTGATCGGCGCGGCTTTGGGCGGGCTTCTTCGTGGTGGTGCGGGAAAAAAAGTCGAGGAGGCCCATGGTTAGATGCGGACAGAAATGGATTGGCCGATGGACGAGATGCCGGATGAGAGGCGGGACTCGCGGGACAGCTCACGCCGCCAGAACGAGAGGAGTTGCAGGAGTTCAGCGATGCTGTGGCGTTCCAGTTCGCGGTTGTTGATTTTGTAGCGTTTCGCCTCAAGCGTTGCGCCGCCTGCGAGCATGGCTTGGATGTGCGCCACGGCGATGCGGGCCTGCGTGCGAACCTCGGCACCGGGGGCGAGTGTGGCCGCGGATTCGCGGATGAGGAGGTCGCCGGTTCCGACGAGGGCGCGGTGTGCGGCGACCGTTGCCCATGCCTCCCAGATGTAATGTCCGGGAATCCAGCCGCTCGTATTTGCGGCAGCGATGAAGGTTCCTGCCGTGCCGGTGGCTGCGACATTGCGCGACTGCATTCCAGCGAATTGCACAAGGACGGTCGCGGCTGGGTCTGCCGATACCGTAACATTGAATGTCTCGCCCGCCGTAATTGTCACCATGAGTTCACGAAGCTGCCACGGCGCTGGGTGCGCCTGCGTTTTCCGGCAGTGTCTTCGTGAGGTGGGGGGGTGTCTTCTGCGGGGAGTTCCACCGGCGGGGGCGTCTCGGCCTCGGCGGGCTTGGGCGCCGGCATGGTCTGCCGCCTGCGGAGAGCGAGCTTGTCAAACTGCGGGGCGCGTAGCACCAGCGCGGCGAATGCGTAAACCCGGCAATCGAGCGGTTCGTTCCGTGCGCCGGATGTTTTGTGCCATTCCAGCCGGGGGAAACCTTTCACGAATTTCGTCACGGCTTTTTCTGCGGTCAACCCTCTGAAATACTCGGCGCTGCGTCCCTGCGGGAAATGGCAATATCCAGAGCCGGGTTCGGTGATGCGGAGGCGTTTGTAAACGATGCTCTTCGCGGAATCGACTCCGACGATGTAAACATCGATTGGCCGTGTGGTTTTTTTCCCTGCTCTGCGGCGGGCGGGGTTGCCGACGATGGGCAAGCCGGGTCCGCCTTGTCCTTTCACGCCGTAAACTCTGTCTCCCTTGTGGCGTTTGACATAGCCGTAAACGGCTTGGGTGTTGCTGCCGCCGGTATCGATGCAGGTGGTTTCGATGACCATTTCGCCGCCTGCCTCGGAGGTCCACCGCTTGCGGAGGTAGTCGGTGAGGTGCGTCCACGGGCTTCCTGCCGTTCCCTCCGGGATGTCGGGGTCGCCGAGAATGACATGATAGGCAACGCTCCAGCTTTCTTCGCCGCCTGCCCATGCGACCACTTCGACCTCGAGGCGGTCTTGCTGGGTATCGACGCCTGCCGTGAGGATCAACCCACGGGCGGGAACATCCGCCTGCGGGTAGGGTTCGCATCGTTCGATCAAGGCGTGCTCGCTGATGCGTTCACCGCCCTCTTCCCATGTTTCGCCGAGGCTGGTGTTGATCCACACTTGCAAAGTTGAGGGATCGTCTTTCGCCCGCCCGTGCTCGATGGCGATGTCTGCGATGCTTCGCCAGGGGGAATAGAGTTCGTTGAGATGAAAGCCCGCGATCCGGCTGGGTCCGGCGCTGGCCTGCCACCGACCACGGGAGACCGCTTGGTTTTTCTGCGCATTGGTGATCGTGCCGTTGCAAGCGGGACACCGGAGGGTTGCAAGGTCGCGGCGTCCGTCCGTCCAAACGACATTGCCCCACCGCAGCGGGTGCTCGTGCTGGCAATGCGGACAAGGAACGAGGAAATGCCGTTGGTCGGAAATCTCAAAAGCTCGCTCGATGCGGGAGAGGCCTTTTACGGTCGGGGTCGAGACCATGACCACGCGCCGGTTCCAGAAGTTCTTTGTTCGGGCGATGGCGAGGTTCACCGGATCGCCTTCGGTTCCTGCGCTGGCGGGGTAGCGGTCCACCTCGTCAAGCAGGAGGATGCGGATCGGGCGGGAGGCGAGGCCGCTGGGGGCGTTCGCACCCACAAGCGTGACATGCCCACCCGGAAAGCGTTTGTGAAGGATTGTGTTTCCGCTGTCGCGGGTCTTTGCCGGTCGCACCTTGGAGCGGAGGCTGGGCGAGTCTCGGAACATTGGCGCGAGGCGATCCTTGGAAAATGTCTCTGCCATGGCCTCGTCCGGCTGCACGAGCATGAGG